TGAGTATGATATTTTGGCAGAGGCAGTACAGATGTTAAAAAAACCTATTGGTTGTAGTGTAGAACTTGGAGTTAGATTAGGATTAGGAAGTAAAACTATTATAGACGCATATAGAAATTATCATCCACAAACAAGATTAGTACATTTAGGTATTGACCCTTATGGCAATATTGATTATGCAGCTTCTGATTCTGTATTAGCAAGAAAGTTTAACTATGATAACTTAATGAGAAAGACAACATTAATAAACTTTGCTGAAGATTATCCAGAGTTTCATTTAGTTAACTTTGAAGATTCAGAGTTTTTTAATAGATTTGCCGATGGTTATCCTATCTATGAAGAAAATAAAATTTTAATATCTAAATATGAACTTGTTGCCTTTGACGGTCCACATGATACTAAAAGTGTTTTAAAAGAGGCCGTATTCTTTAATCAAAGAAAAGCAGATCAAACTGTATGGATATTTGATGATATTTCAGGTTTGAAATGGGCTACTTTAGAAAACTTTATGTCTAAAGCGAGATTTAGACTTGTTAAAAAAGGTGAGAATAAAGCGATATTTGAATATAACGTTTAAGTAAAAGCTTTTACTACAGACGGTGTGACAATAGCAATACCCTCTAATAAACGAGTAACCGTACTATCAGTGTGAGTTGCAACAACATCAAACATCCAACGACCGGCTTTTAATGCTTTTGTTTGGTCAGCAGTTAAACTAATAGTTACCACTCCTTCAAGAGCCATACTTGCTGTACAAGTACAAGTAAATACTACTCTAGGATAAGTTGTTGCATATCCTTGAGCCATTTTACCAACCATTGTAAATCCAGTAAGGTCAAATGCCGTTCCGTCAGCATTAGTGACTTCTAGGTCATAAGTAAAATTGGATCCTTGATCTATTGTTAAGTTTGCTATACCAGCCATATACTTATTTATATTCGGAAAGTTGCCATTTTGGATTAAATGTGATACTATATAATATAGTCTACACGTAGGAAACCTAGTGGCCGGCTAGGAGTATTTCCACCCATAGTGTAGACTCCGGCCATAACATAACTGCCTAAAAGCGTAGTGGGAAAGTGACGTGCAATTCGTTCAGATTACTTGATACGGTTATACTCCGAATGCCACCTAGGCAGTAAACGAGCAAGGAGACTCAATGATAAGATTAATTCTTATGTTAATCTTGGTGTGGGCTAATGTTGCCTATTCCAAGGATAGTGATTGTAATTGGAATGATGATATTCCTTGTATTACAATATATCCAAATATAAACAATTCAAACGCATTAGGTGACAAGATAACACCTACTCATACAATTAAAAAATCTGAAATTGAAAAGTATAATCTAATTGATTTACCTAAAGTATTAAACTATGTTCAAGGCTTAGACATAACTCAATCAGGTCCGACAGGTCAACAATCATCTTTATTTTTAAGAGGCACAAACTCTAATCACACATTAGTATTATTAAATGGAATACCAATCAATGATTACTCTACACCTACAGGTGCCCATGATGTTGGTCAAGACTTTATGTTCAATGTTGTACAAATAGATGTATACAAAGGGTCACAAGGTGCTCATTGGGGAGCAGACGCTGTTGGTGGTGCAATTAATTTTAGAACAACAGTAGATTATGATAAAAGATTAAGTTTATCAGGTAATGGTAATGATAAAACTATTAGTGGTAATTATTATACTAGATTAAATGACTTTGATATATCTGTTTCAGCAGGTGAGCATAAATCACAAAACGTTTCTGCTTTATCAGGTGCTGACGAAAAAGATGGAACAAATAATAAAACAATAGGTGTTAATGTAAGTAAATGGTACGATCTTGTACATTGGCGAACATCTTGGTTTGCAAGAAACACTTTCACTGATATAGATGGTCATAATGTTTCTATACAAGACGGCAAATGGGCAGATAATACTTTCTTTGCCTTACAAACAGGTGTTGATTATTTAAATAACAGTTTAACTTTTCATACACACGAATATGATAGAGATTATGATAATGCTCATTATGAAAGTGAAAACTATACTATAAGAGGCACACATCAAAAACAAAAATATGGATTTGGTTTTGATTACAAACATAATGAATCATTAACAGGTCAACATCATAATTTAGGATACTTCTTTAATTTTTCACATAATATATTTTCATATCATCATAGGTTTGATGAGGAACACGAAACATATAAATTAGGTTTCTTTAAAGAGATAGAAGATGGTTTAAGTATAAGTGGTAGTACATCAACAAGTTATAAAGATAAAACAACATGGACTGCTATTGAATATGGAGAATCACAAGAGTTAACATTAACTAAAAATAATTTTGCAACAACTATATTTAAAAATGATATTGGCGATTTAAATACTGACGGTATAGAGTTTAGTTATAATCAAGAAAACTCTAAATTTTTTATTAGTCATTTAAATAGTAAAAAAGGTGATGTAGTACAATTAAGAAGACCTAATTGGTCTCTTGGATTTATGCATACAAAAGATTTAGAAAATAACTTTTCTTTAACTACTAATTACAAATATAAAGGCAAACATTTAGATGTACACAATTCTAATTGGTCAACCATATCAATGCCAGAAACACATTTGTTAGATTTAAATCTTGGATATAATTGGCATGGTATAGACTTTGGTATTAGTTTGTTAAATCTATTTGATGAAAATTATGAATCACCTCATGGGTTTAGTCAAGAAGGAAGAAAATTTACTTTAGGATTTAATAAATCTTTTTAAGATTGTACGTGTAGTTTATTTTTATCTTTAGGGTGGGCAAATCCTATAGACTTTCTATCTTCATTAAGTTTATCGGATTTGTATCTTTCTATTTTTTCTAAACAGTGTGCTTGAAATTGGTAACCTAGTTTAACTCCTAATTCATATACTTTTATAAATCTTTCAAATCGTATATCAAAATCAGAGTTTTCATTTTTCCATTTAAATCCAAACTCACTATCAAATAACTCTCTATGGTCAAAATCTAATGGAGTATTTTTAAAAGTCATCATCACGTGGTGCGATATACTAATTAAATGTGAATACTTGGCATAGTCTCTCAATAATTGTAGAGTATCTTCAAACATTTTTTCCGTTTCCGTGGGATAACCGACAATCAGTAAGAACTTCATAGTTATATTCCGCTTTCCGAGATTTTCCACAAAATATTTTATATCATCATTACTAAATTTCTTTCTCATATGGTCTCTAACTTCCTCGTTACCTGCTTCTATACCCATTTCTAGTCCATTGCAACCAGAGTTTGACAAGTTGTCAAAGTCTTCTTGTGAGAAAGTCTTTTGATCTCTTACAATAAACTGTGCCTCCCATTTAATTTTTTTAGGTCTGTTAGATAACTCTCTACACAAATCTCTAAAATGTTTCATAGAGCCGTTAATTAATGAATCTGAAAAGTGTATTTTCTTTGTACCTGTTTGTTCAGATACTTGGTGCATTTCATCGGCGATTTTCTTACCTGTCTTCCATCTAAATTTAGGCCATATACTTGCAACATCACAAAAGGTACAGTTTCTAACGCAACCTCTTGATCCTGATATTACGAACTTTCTATATTTTTGATGTTGTATTACGTCTGAATAATCTGGTGGTGGTAAGTCTTCTATGTTCTCTATCTGTACTGGTTGTTTTCCGTTAATACCTGGATAATCAAAATTACCATTTAAGAACTCACGTAAAGCATATTCTCCTTCTCCTACTATGTAATATGGAGTTGGCCATTTAATATCAACACCCGAACCACCATAAAATACATTTTCAAATCTTTTACCTAGATTTAAACCATCTTCTTTTTGCATAAAAGAAAATACTGATATACCTAACCATCTAAAATTGTATTTTGATATTTCTTTTTCTATATTATCTAACGTGTCGTACATATGACCGTCAACGACTTTGATTTTAAAACCTAATGGTTCCAGATAACCTTTTAGAAAAGAAGGACCAGGTGCCGGTTTACTTTTGTCCATACCTGGTAAAGATGTAATAACGGCGTCATATAAAGTTTCTCCAGGTATTACTTCACCTGCTCTAGGCCATCTTTCGTCTGCTGTAGGAAATCTAGTAGTCACTCGGCAATCCTCCAACAATGTGAACTCTGTTTATTGTTGAACAATTTAATGCCGTATGTTTTTTTGTAGTATCTATCACATACGCTTCGCCTGTGGCTGGTATATGAAATCGGTCATTATCTAATATCAAAAAACAATGTTCATGTGTTTCAATTGGTATATGTAATCTTTTTGTTAAATCGTTATGCCATAGATAACAGGATTTTGGTTTCATTCTCATCAATCTCGTTCTAGTTAGATTATGTTCTTCCATAATCTCATTAATATATGGTATATCAAAAAGAGGTATCGTGTATGTTTGTTCTACGTTATCTATGGCATATCCTTCGCCAGCTCCTTCTTCGGGATTCATATCTTTTGAATACCCTTGTAAGTACAACTGTTTCTTATATTCAGGAAGTGTTGATAACTCTTTTTTGATTCGCTCTAGATCGTATTGAAATTTTATCATTTTTTACTTTTTAATAATTTATCTTTCATAGCCAGTTTTAATTTCTTCAGTCTTCTTAAATCTGACCAACTTTTCGGACCTCTTCTAATCCGTCTTCGTATTTCAGCCTCGTTAACTTGTTTTTTTAACTCTTTATGTTTTTCTTTTATAGTCATTTTGGCCTCCATTCTGTATATAGCTATTTATAAGACGGATAAATATGCATAACATTGACAAAATAGGATAAAAATGTTATTATAATATATGACCAGATTAAACGTAATAGTGACTTCTAAACCAGGTGATGGCTTAATGCATTATAGCTTTGAGCAAGTACAATATTTAAATGATTTAGGTATCAATGCTAATCTTATAATCATACCACACTACAAGTTTAAAAAAGAAACTTACATAGAGGCTTTAACAGAAAAGTATATACATTTCAAACATGTGTATTTTGATTATGAAGAAGCTGATGTAAATTTAATTATGGGTAGAAGTATGATAACTCTGGCATACAAGAGTATTAAAGATTATGATAAAGATACACAATTGACTTTACGTTTGTTATTTAAGAAACCTCTTATATCAGTATATTCAGAAAACCACCCAAAAGAATATCCTTTAGCACTAGAATTTTTTAAACCAGAAAAAGTAATTGACTTATGCGACCATGAAGTTTATGCCAATGGTGTTGGTAGACAATTTGAAAAGATTATTAATTACAGTGTATATAAACCTATAATCAGAGACGTTAAGTTTAAATATCTATTTTTAGGTACAAACGAAAGTTATTATACTGAACTAAAAAAACATATTCACAAATACCAAAATCATGGTATCTTGGCATACAAAGATAAGTACATAGATCATAATTTAAATCATGTATTTGTACCTGTAAAGAATTTATTAGGTATGTTTGATACTTACGTTTATACTAAACACACATTTGATCCGGCACCAAGATTAATGCAAGAGTGTCGTTTCTTTGGAATGAATTTCATATATGCAAGAGATAAAAATATTAAAGACGCAGGACCAGTTTACTATAAAAGACCGGCATACTGTCTTACTGATCCTGTTAATAAACCAAATATAGAAGTTATTATAAAGGCAATGAATGACATACTTTAAACAAAGACGTAGATTAAATCTAGATGTGACACACAGGTGTCCACTTGAATGTCCTAATTGTCAAAGGCAAACATCATTTACTAATTATGGTTTAGTACCACATGGCCGTGATTTAACTATGAAAGAAATAAAAATGATTGCAAAACATTTTGTAGATATAGGATTTTGTGGTCAATTATCTGATCCTGTACATCACCCTAAATTTAATGAGATAATGAAAGAACTAAAAGATGTACCAGAGGTGTTTGTTCATAATGCGGCTACGGCTAAACCAATGTCGTGGTATGTAAAATCATTTAAGGCAAATCCTAAAGCAGTTTGGATTTTTGCTTGTGACGGTTTACCGAAAGATAGCCACAAGTACAGGAAAAACCAAGATGGGGAGAAAATGTTTGAAATAATGAAAGAGGCCAAGAAACATTTATTAAGTACACCTGTATGGCAATATATAAGATTTAAATATAATGAAAATGATATAGAGACTGCAAAGAAAATGGCCGAAGATGAAGGATTAAGTTTTATACAAATAGAATCATCAAGGTGGTTAAGTGATGACGATCCTTTTAAACCAACTAACTCGTTAAAATCAAAAGCGGCTGTATACAAAGGTACTGAAAGATGAAACTAAAACCTAAATGTTTACCTGATCCAGATAATAAAGATTTTCAACCTATGCCATTGGCAATAGATAATAGAGGTCATTTAATACCTTGTTGTTGGTGTGACCACCCTAAAACAACAAAGGCTGAATTGTATAAACCACTTTATAAAGTTAGTAAGTTAGAAGATTATAATAGTATAGATGAGATACTTGATACAAAGGAATGGAAAGAATTTGAAGATGACCTAGTCCAGGCTAGAGACGTAGGAGACAACCTAAATAGGATTAATCAAACTTGTTTGTTTCATTGTAAAGCAAGAGGCAAAGAAGATAATATAAAAGTTGAAACTTATTATGAAAAAGGTAAAGAAGTAGCAAAGGATGTAAAATAATGGACGCATGGAAATATGAATATGAAGTTGACAAAGAGAACTATCTAAAACTCTTTGATGAATGTATGAAAGAAAACCAGGAACAAAACATAGAGTTTCTGGAAAAAACAATCAAAAATATAGTACCTAGAAAATATGCCGTTGCATGTCAAAACGGTACAGACGCTTTAATGTTTTCTTTAAAGTGTTTAGGTATAAAACAAGGTGATGAAGTACTAACGACCAACTTCTCATGGATATCAACAGCGTCTTGTATATCTATGGTAGGTGCAAAACCAGTATTTTGTGATATAGACCCATATACTTTCCATATAACACTTGACAGTATCAAACGTATGTATTCAGACAAAGTAAAAGCAATTGTCTATCCACATTTATTTGGTAGTATGTCAGATGTGACAGAGATATTAAAATTTTGTAAAGAGAAAAACATTGCTTTTGTAGAAGACGCAGCTCAAGCCATAGGCTCTAGTCTTAATGGCATTAAAGCAGGTACACTAGGAGAATTTAGTACAATAAGTTTCAATGCTAATAAAACGATAGGTGGAATCGCCGGAGGTGGCGTGGTATTAACAGACAACAAAGATCACGCTGATATGTGTATCAAATTAAGAAAACATGGTAACCACGAGATACTAGGATACAATTCTAAAATGTTATTCTTTAATGCAAAGTTTATTGATTACAGACTAAAGAAATTAAATCAGTATATTGAGGCGAAACAAGCCATAGCAAAAAAATATGATGAACTATTAGACGGCTATGTGTATGTACATAAACCAACCAATGGTCTTAATCATACGTATCACAAATATATTATAAGATTTGATGAAGGCGATCCAGTTGAATCTGGTGAGGCAAGAGATAGAATAAAAGGTAAGATAGGTGCTGGTGTTCATTATGAAAAACCTATTTCAGAAAGACCTATGTATAAAAATATAGAACATAGAAGTGACAATTGTAAAAATGCCAAATATGTCAGTAAAACTATATTAACTTTACCTATACATCCATGGTTAACAGATGAGGAGATAAAAGATACTTGTAATGGTATATTAAATAATCTATGATTGAAATAATAGCAAACGAAAAATTAGATCAAGTTAGTTATATAGACAGTAAAGGCAATCCTGTTCCTATAGCAGATCAAAATCTTATTAAGACTTGTCAGATGATGAAAAGAGCATTAGGTACTAGTGACATCTTTGACGAAACATTAATTGATAAAGAACATGAACCGGTGTATGAGTATATTGTAGAGAAAACTTACTTAATGCCTGAATATGATTACGGACCTTTAAACTTTAAAGAAGAACCAAAACAAAAATTAAAAATAGCATTTAACAAATTATTTTATGAAAAAATTAATAGTTAGTGGAGATAGTTGTACAGATTTAAGTTTTGAATCAATCTGTCACCCTACATGGGACTTTTCATGGCCAAAATGGCCTGAAATTTTAGCAGACTATCTAGGTATGGAATTAATTTGTGTTGCAAAAGGTGGTCAAGGTAATAAATTTATCTATAGCACAATATTAGATCAAATAGAAGATATAACCAATAAAGAAGATATAGGTATGGTCATAGCAGGTTGGACTCAAGCAATGAGACAAGATTGGCAATCAGGTATTGTAAAAGGTCCTAGAGTAAATTATGAAAAAGGTCAATGGCAAACATGGAGATCACGTAGAGTACAACATGATGGAGATATATTATATTGGGTAACTCAAACGTTAAGATATCAAATAAGTTTTCAAAGAATATGTGAAAGATACAAATTGCCTTATTGGCATTTTCAAATGGGTGATTTATTTGAAGGATATGTTAAAGGTTTAAAACCTACAGAGGATCAATTAGATGTTGATGGTTATATGATATACAAAGGCAATATAGAAAGTGACACACAAAGAATTTACGGCCGATTTGAATACTATAAGGATAAAATAAATAATTTTATAGGTTGGCCTGGTTTACAAGAATCTCACAATAAAGGATTTAATATACATCAAAAGGTATTAGGCAATACAGTAGAAAAACAAATACAAAATGGTTTAGTTGTAAGTAAATTTGATGACCACCCTAACGCAAAAGGACACCAGGCAATAGCAGACTTTTTAAGGAAGGAGATAACATGAGTACTCAAACATACGAAATATTTAAAAAAAGAAAACACGTAATAGAATATCATAAAGATAAGATACCAAATAAAGAAACAATTACAGACGCATTATGGCATGCCTGGCATTGTACACCATCAAAACAAAATTATTACCCATATTCAGTAAACATATTAGGACCAGGAAAAGAATTTGACGATGAAAAACTAAAAGTATGGGACAAAGCAATGATTAACCACCATGATGTAGAAATAAGAGCCCATGAAAAGAAACAATTAAAAGAAACAAAATTTAAAGTCAATAGAACATATCAACATTTATCAGACGCTCCATATGTAATAGTATTTACATCTAGAACTGTTGATCCAGAAAAAACAAATGACTGGAATAAAAAATGTATTGCTGAAGACGGTCACTTTAGTGAACCAGAGTTTTCAGACCAACACGAAACATTGGCACAAGCAACAAGTATAGAAGTTGGATTATTTGCAGCTTCACTAACAGGTATATTAGTAGAACAAGGTATTGATATAACATATACAACTTGTTTTCCAAAAAATGTAGATAAGTGGCATGATGTACCTTTTGTTAACACTATACCACTATTAACATGTTCTATAGGTTATGGCAAGTATTATAAAAAACAATGGATGCAAGAAAACGGTCCTGATATAGAAAACGGAAGAAGTAATTGGGATATGGATAAAAAAGCAGAATTTGAAGATATAATAAATTGGGTTAAAGATTCACCAGGTACTACAGACAAAAATAGAACTGAATTAAAAAGACGAGTACAATTAGCAATAGACGGCAAAGGTGAATCACCATATGAGAATGTAAATGGATAAAGTATACGACATATTTAAAAAACGAAAACACGTTTGGGTATATGATGATAAAAATATACCATCTAAAGAAACAGTAAACGAGTGTTTAAAGAAGGCATGGCAATTAACTCCTTCTAAACAACAATATATGCCTTACAGAGTAAACGTTATCGGTCCAGGAGATCAGGCAGAAAAAGAAAGAATATGGAAACAAGCAATTAAAAACCACCATAAAGTTGAAGATGACGCAATGGCTGACGGTTATCTAGACCATTCTAAACATACAGTAAATAGAAACTATCAACATATAATAACAGCACCATATGTTTTTATATTTACATCTAGAGTTAGTGAATCAAACGAATTTAATAAAATGGCCATTGATGAAGATAGTCATCATCCGGAACAAGAATTTGAGGAAAAGTTAGAAGTAATAAACACATTAATTTCATTTGAGTGTGGATTATTCTGTGCTACATTAACAGGTTTACTTTGTGAAAAAGGTTTAGATGTATCTTTTACTTCTTGTTTTCCTAAACAGTTTAAAAAATATTGGAAACATATACCATATGTAGATCAAGAGCCACATATTATAATGTCAACAGGTGTTGGTAAATATTTTAGATGGCAGTTTATGGAAAGAACTAAACAAACACATTTAGACCCTAAACCAGATTATGAAAAGGTTGTTAATTGGGTTGTGACAAACGAAGATAATGATCCTGAACCAGAAGATTTGACTAAAAAGAAATGGTTAGATTTACATATACCTGGAGAAAAAGATGGAGATTTTTTTGAGGATAAACTAAAAGAGAAATAATGCAAATAACTTATAATGACAAGACAATTGATTTTTTTAAATTTCCAGTAGAACAAGTCGTAATATCATTATCAGGTGGTACAGACTCAGCCGCTGTAATGTTTTTGATATGCAAACACTTTCCTAACGTAGAAGTTATATCTTACAGTTGTCAAGACGTATATAATCCATATGACATACAGGCAGCCGAAAAGATTGTAAAGTTTATGCAAGATAAATTTCCTAGTCAGAATATACAAGATTTAATAAAAAGAAATTATGATGATAGAAACGAAGCGTTATATCCAGCCGCTGAAGAAGCTATCAAAAACGATCCAAGTTTTTCTACAATGACAGCACAACAAGTATCAAAGTCTTTACAGTTATCAACAGTAAGAGACGAATTAAGAAACAGATATCCTAACGCATATATGATAAACGGTATGACTAGAAATCCACCAATAGAAGATATGAAAAAACACCCTATAATGTTTCATATGGCGGAAACCAGGAGAAACCAGAATGACAAACAGAGAAACACCAGGGGCCCCCGGAGATCCTATCTCCCATTTGCCAATGTGGACAAAAAGTTTGTCGCAGCTGTTTTTAAAGAAAATGATTTAATGGATAGTTTATTTCCACTTACACGTTCATGTGTAGGCGATGAGGAAATGACTGATAACTATTCGCAAGAATGTCACGAGTGCTTTTGGTGTTTTGAGAAAGCCTGGGCATTTGATTTAAAATGGGAATAAATAGTAGCATGAAGTTTGATTTAACATACGTACAAAAAAATTATTTAGCGATAGACTTCTTTTTATCAATGTCTTGTAATAAAGACTGTCACTACTGCACAAGTTATACTTTAGAAATGAGAAACTTAACAGTAGATTTAGATTTTTTAAGAGAAACATTAAACGCATTAAGTAAATATAAAGTCAGAATATGTTTACTAGGTGGTGAACCAGGTTTAATTAAAAATCTACGTGAAGTGATAGCAATGATAAAAGAATATCCTAATTTTATATGTTCAGTATTATCTAACTCTTTCGTAAGAAAAAGATATCCTGAAATACTAGAGGATCCAGAAATCTTATATGTAGAACACTTAACATTAGATTTTTATCCTAAAGAAATTAAAAAACTAGGTAACTTTGATTATTTCGGACCAAACGAAATGAACAATTATAATGTAGTACTTAAAACACCTAACTACTTTAAGTACGTAGAGAACTATCCAGAATTTCAAAAGAAATTAGATCACAAAAACACCATGTTTAAGGCGTTCAATGGTAGAACACCAACAAAGGGTGATGTGACAGCAGTACACGAACAAGCGGCTGAAATAGACCGTAAAATGTGTGCCGCTTTTCCTATGGTGCCTGTTATTGACTTTGAAAAAAGGCATATAGTACACTGTAGTAAAAAATTTGCAAACAACATTGAATTGTCTAGGTCTTTTCCTATGACAAAAGAAAATATTGATAAGATGATGAATTTTCAATTATTTAAATACGAAAAGTATTGTGTGACTTGCAAAGAATATGTACAACCGAAAGGACATTTTCCTATAGAAAAATATAGTAATATATTAAATGTATAAATTATGAAAGAAGATTTAAGCGATATACAAGATCATCAAGAGACTAGGTTAGAATATATTGAAAAGATTAAGGAACAGTTAAAACAAGTTTACGATCCTGAAATCTCTACAGATATATACACACTTGGTTTAATCTATGATGTTAAAGTGACAGAAGCAAGACATGTTTTTGTTTTAATGAGTTTAACGTCTGCCTTTTGTCCGGCGGCAGACCAAATAGTAAATAATGTAAAGATGAATATTGAAAGTATTCCAGGACTAAAATGCAATGTAAGAGTCACGATGACGCCTCAATGGACAAGAGACATGATTGATCCAGAGATAAGAGGTTTATTAGGACTATAATAAATAACTGAAGGAGAAAAGAAGTGAAAATTAACGCTGTTGCTATAAACTTACATGACCACAACACCTATGACGGTGTTTATCATAATCAGAGAGAAAGACACACCAGATTCAAACATAACTTGCCATATAAAGCAGAAGCTTATAACCACCAATCAGATATATTAAATCCTGGTGATTATACTTTAAATGATGAATTTGTAAATGATTATGTTAAGAAAGAACCTGATACTGTCTTTGCATGGACTTATACCTATGGTGGTATCAGAAAATCTAAAGAAGAATTATTTAATACAATATTTAAAGGTCATGATGAAATTTTAGATTATGAAGTTAAAACATTATGGCAAAGATATTATAAAGATGACATTTATTATATTGACCATCATCAATCACATGCTACATATGCATTTTTAAACTCCGGCTACAAACAAAGTGATATACTTGCGATAGATGGTATTGGCTCAAGATATAGATGTTTATTCTTTGACAGAGACGGCAACGCAACAGATTTATCAGCAAAACTTCCTATCGGTTGGTTATGGAACCACATGTCTAACTTAACAGGATTTGGAACATTAGGTGCAAGTAAACTTATGGGTAAAGTTGGTTATGGTAAACATAGTGATTATTATTACAATGTACTTACACAAATTTTAGAAGGACCTATTTTAGAAAGAAAATATCCAGAATGGAAACAAATACAAATTGCAAAACATGGTATAGATGACTTGGCATATACACTACAAGAAATAACTATGGAAAGAATTAAGGAACATGTATATCCTTTAAAAACTTCCGATAACTTATGTCTAGCTGGTGGTGTTGCATATAACGGTTACTGTAATGAAATGTTTACCAAAAAATGGGATAATGTATTTGTTCCACCTGCAATTGGTGACGAAGGCCAAGCTATTGGTACTTATCAACATGCTGAATATACAATAAACAATAAAGTACATAAGTCTAACGTATATGCTGGCTTATCATATGACCATAAAGGTGGAGAAAAATTAACTTCATACAAAGAGATTGCACAAGCAATTGCCGATGGTATGATAGTAGGTTGGTTTCAAGGTAAATCAGAAAGTGGTAATAGAGCATTAGGTAATAGAAGTATATTAGCCGATCCTAGAAATCCAGATATAAAAGATATTATTAACAGTACAATAAAAATGAGAGAAGACTTTAGACCTTTTGCACCAGCAGTTTTAGAAGAACATTATAAGGAATATTTTGATACAACTTTGCCTAGTCCTTATATGTCAAGAATTTGTCCTGTTAAAGAAGATAAAAAGAAAGTAGTACCAGGTATTACTCACGTTGATGGTACTGCAAGAATACAAACAGTAAACAAAGAAGATAATAATAAATTTTATGAACTAATAAGAGAGTTTGGTGTTATCACTGGCGTACCTATGGTACTTAATACAAGTTTTAACTGTCAAGAGCCTATAGTAGAAACACCAGAAAATGCAATGAGAACTTTTAAAAGAACTGCATTGGATATATTAGTTATTAACGATTACATATATAGAAAAAATGATTGATTTAGAAATATTAAGAAATTTAATGGCAGAAATTAGGGAGAATGACGACCTATTAGATTCGTTAAGTCCTAATCAATTCAACACTAAACTAAAACTTGTTGACGCTGTAAATAAATTAGATTTCTTAAATAAAGATTCAAAAGTAGTTATATTTGGTAGTTGGTATGGTAGTATTTTAATACCGGCATTTTATCACAAAGTAAAACAAATAGTTTGTGTTGATACAGACGCACAAGTAATTAGTAGATCAAAGTATAGAATATTTAAAGATTGGAATATAGATTGGATTACAGGTGATGTATTTGAAAAATATAGAGATCAATATGACGGTGTTGATTTGTTTATTAATACTTCTTGCGAACATATGAAACCCATGAAAGAATGGGGACCAGCACCAATAATGAAAAATCCTTGGTGGGGAAGAACATCGCCAACACACTTTGCTTTTACATCTAACAACATGTATGATATTGAAGGCCATATTAATTGTGTAGAGACAATAGAAGATTTTAAAAAGCAATTACCTAGTAATGCAACTGTATTATCAGAGGAAAAGGTTACAGATTACAGAGGTACAAGATTTATAATAGTAGGAAAAATGGAAGGTACTCCTGATCCAATTATGTCATGGGAAGAGGCGAAACGTGAAAAGAAAAATATTTAGTTTATACATTAATATTCCAAAAGAAGAATTAGATACGTTTGACGAGCATATCAAGAAAAAGGATGCCGAGTTTACAAACTATAATACTAAAAACGAATTTGAAAAGAACTACCAACAGTTAGTAGATTGTAAAGTAGAATATGCCAAAAAAATAGGTGTAGATTTTACTATGGTAGAAAATGATACAAAGTGTGCTGGTTTAAATACTAGTTATGTTGATTATTACAAATGGATGAGAAAGTTTTATCCAGAAATTACAAGTTATAACATAGTTAACTTTTTTAAGATACATTTACTATATGAATTTGCTAAAGACTATGACGAGGTGTTATATCTAGACTTTGATGTTGTACCTAACACAACAGAAAACTTTTTTGAAGTATTTGACTTATCAAAAGGTGTGGCCGTTAAGAACAATAACGAAAGAGTAAGCCCTATTCATAAGATAGGCGAAAGAACACAAACAATAAGAAGTCCAAACTCAAAATTTTATAACGCTCAGGCAATGTTAATAGAAAAAGGTTTAAGTCCTAAAAATGATGTTATCAATACAGGTATAGTAGGTATCAATAGAGAACACTTAAAAAAATTAGATTATTTTACAGATTTTAAACAAACTTTAGACCTTATGACAAGTTTAATAGGACAAGATGATTTCTTTCCTATGAAAATAGCAAAATACTTTGGTTATGACAACGAAACAATATTTGCTGTTAAACTAAAAGAAAATAATGTACCAGTACATTGGTTGCAAGATGATTGGCATTATTTCTTTGATACACAAGGATTTATTCCTAAAACAGCTAAACTTATACACGCTATTAATAAAAAGTTTGATATTATCTGGAGAAATATAAATGCTTAAAATATGTACGGTGTATTTCAAAGGCATGTATACACCAGACTATGTTGCCAACTTCTATGATGGACTGAAAAGAAATAGTACAATACCTTTTCAATCTATTTGTTTAAGTGACGACCCTAACGTAAAGGCCGATATAGTATTACCATATAATCATCATAGTAATGTCGTAAAACACTGGCACAAACTAAAATACTTTAGTCCTTTATTTGGTGGTCAAAATCCAGGCGATGAGATTATCATAATGGATATAGATCAAGTTATAGTAGGTAATGTAGATGAACTTATAGGTCATCCTGTTGGCGATGATGAGTTAGTATCGTATGGTGTATTTTGGAATGAAAGATTACACACTAACAGATTAAAAGATAATAATATATTACCTTTAAATGGTGGATTTTATAAATTTAAATCTGGACAATTCAAGCATATATGGGACGACTTTGCACTTAATCCTGAATATTGGCAATTACACTATTACAATATAGGTAAGGTACACTTTAAATATTATGGCGAACAAAACTATGTTGATTGGAAAATCTTTGAAAAGAAAAGTAAACTTACTAATACACCACAAGAATGGTTAGGTAAGTATACAGAAAATGCCAAAGATATGATAAATCTGAATAAGATGTATGCAAAAAAATTTAATACAGACTTTATGTTGTTAGATGAACCTAATGAGAAATTAAAGGTTGTCCACTACACAGGTCCGAATCGTGCTATACACAATCTACCTGATAGTCCGCTTTATAAGATATGGATAAATAGTTAGCATGAATGAAGAACAGAAAAAAGAATTTGAACAAAAGTTAAAGGATAAAAAATTATGGTTCTGTCCTCTACCTTTCACACACATATTTTCTAGTTTAAGTGGTAGATTTGCGCCTTGTTATGACGCACTAGCAAGAACTGGCCACAATATGGAAGATACATCTATTAAAGAATGGTATACTTCCGAATATCAAAACAGATTAAGAAAAGAAATGTTAAAAGAGGATTGGGATCCTAAATTTTTTAGACACCATTGTACAGGTTGTTGGAAACAAGAACAAAAGTATGGTCGTTCAGATAGAATGAAATATAGTGAACAAATATTAAAAGGTACATTTGATAGTAAGGTTCCAGAGTTATTAAGGGCTGTTCAGAAATTTATAGACGAAGGAGATATAAAAGATTTTGACGAAAGAATACTAGACATCAAAATGAAAATGTTTGGTAATGCTTGTAATCTAGATTGTTATATGTGTACACCAAGAAGTGCTAACACTAGAACTATCTCACTAAAAAAATTAAAAAAAGTATACGATCCAGATTTGGATCCTAAAGATGGCGAAAGAATGAATACTATGAAACATGATGATGAAAAGTATTTGGATGATATTGCCTCTGTAGCAAAGTATACTAGATCAATCAAACTAATTGGTGGCGAACCTTTAGTTATGGTAAATCATTATAAACTATTAGACAAATTAGTAGCAACAGGTTACTCAAAAGGTATAGACCTAATATACAAAACAAATTTATCTGTATTTGATATGGACGGTTATAACTTTAGAGATTATTTTCCTCACTTCAAAGAGTTTGTTATGAAAATATCTATAGACAGTTATGGTAAATATAATGATTATATCAGAAAGAAATCTGATTGGAATCAACTTGTAGAAAATATGAAATTAATGAGATCAAGAAAAAATGCAAGAGTTAATGTTCACTCTGTAATATCTTTCTTATCTGTATTAGAAAATCATAAATTAATTGCGATGTTAAAAGATATGGGTATAGCACATACATTTTATATCATTGAACACCCGAGAATATTACAAGTAAAGAATTTGCCTAAAGAAATTAAGGAAAAACTTAAACCACTATATAAGGATTATCCTAATATTCTTGAGTCATTAAACAAAGAACAAGATGTAGAAGAATTTATTAAAACTATTGACTATTGTCAAGATTTAGATAAAAATGGTTTTAGTAAAAGAGAAGGACACGATTTGTTTGCTCTACATCCGGAGTTAGAAGAACATTATTTAAAAGCTAAGAGAGAAACAAACTATTAAAGGAGAAAAAATGAAGTTTACATATGGTAATCAAACAGTTGACTTATTTGATGAACAAAATTTTCCTGAAGGCCTACCAGAAAAAGCAGTGGTGTCTTTATCAGGTGGTTGCGATTCATCTTCATTAGTTTACTTAATCGGTAAGTATCTACCCGAAATGAAAATTTACCCTTTTCATATGAGTGATGAAGACGGTAGAATAGATACAGAAAAAGCAAAAAACGTACATAAATTTTTACAAGACACTTTTCCTAACAGTGTTCAAGACTTAAAAGTTTATGAAGTTAAAACATCTGATCCTGTATGGCAGGAAAAAGCAAAGAAAATGTTTAACGATCCTAAAAGAGGTTTTATCAAGAATGAAAAGACAGGAGAAATGGTAAGAACTTGGGGAACATTAAACGGTTGTTCCAAAGCTATGCAAAACAGAGCCGCTAGATCAGAAATGTCTAATACACATAGTACGCCTGCAATATCGGCTATGACTACTAATCCTCCAGTAGAAGTACAAAAAGAAAGAGGATTTTATGAAGTAGCAGAAAGAAAACGTGATCCAGGAAATGGCGAGAAACAATTAACAGAAAATTGGCCTGATGGTGGTCACACTTATGCACCGTATTTAAGAGTAGATAAAAAATTTGTGGCAGGTGTTTTTAAAGAACACAATTTAATGGAGACTTTATATCCATTAACTAAATCATGTGCTTGGTCAACAACCGAAGAAACATGTGGTGAATGTTTTTGGTGTAATGAGAAGGATTGGGCATTTGAGGATTAATGTATCATCCACACCGACTTAAGCCTGCAACAGGTGTTATCTTAATTGATTTTGAAGGCAATCAACTCCTAGGAGAAAAGGAGTTAAATGATTTGCGTTTCAGTAAATTAAAAGAGTTAATATTTGAACACCCTATAAAAGATATGGTTATATTATCGGAAGACTTTCAAGAAAGTGGTACCCATACTAGAATGATGGAACTAAAAGATGAAGTCAAAGATAGATATTGTTGGTTAGAACTACCTGATAAATGGGCAGACTACGACAAAGATAATCCATTAAACTCTATTGCTTGGATAAAAAAAGAAGCCAAGAAAGCAGGTTGGGAAATTAAAAACGTAATTTTAGCAGGACAAAACTTATCAGGTTGTGTTTGGAAAACTTTAGACTACTCTGCTTTAAGGTGGGCTGAACAAGGTCATAATGTACAAATAGTATTATCAATGTGTGGCGATTATGAAATTGCTGGTGTTGGTCCTGAAAAATATATGAAATCTTTTGCTTTGTTATATCAAAAGATTAAAAAATCTGGTCAATGGGCTATGATAGATATTATATCAGATATAAAAGAAATTAAATATATGGATAATGGTGAGTTAAAATGCGGAGAATAATAGCTTGTAGATTTGGTAATAAGTTTACTCAATGGCATGTTGATAACTTAAAATATATGATAGACTTTCACTCTGGTATATCATATGATAGTTTTGAAGTTATTGAAAATGATATTTACGGTAATTGGTACAATAAGTTTCAGATGTACGATAAATTTCGTGATGGTAGAAACTTATATTTTGATTTAGATGTTATTATATGGAAAGAGTTACCAGATTTATTCAGAAAAGATTTTACATTATTAAATGACTTATGGTGGAGAGAAGAAGCTCATACACCATTAAACTCAACTATCGTTTCTTGGGAAGGAGACGTATCTCATATATGGGATAAGTTTAAAGAAGACGAAGATGTGTATTTAGAAAAATACGACAAAGGTAGTGATGAGTTTTACTATAGAGAAATAGATTATAACTGTTATGACAAAGTTTGTCCTTCAATCAAAAATCATTTATATAAAATGCCACCAAAAGAGTTTAGTATCTGTACTCTAGGGCAAATGAATCACCTATTAGAGCCAGGTTGGCAAGGTTGGTGGTCAGACTATATTATTCCGCACTATAAAGATCAATAGCACCTTTAATTAATTCCAATCTAGATTTAGATTTTCTTAATGCTTTTTTAGCGTCTAGATTTTTTGAATCTTTTATTTTAGGTATTTCAAATACAGCAATTTTTAAAGCAAACATTTCATCTTCGGTTGCTTCTTCCTCATTGAAAAGTAAATCTAAAACCTTTGTAGGATTTTGTTGATCTGTTTGAACTAAGCCCTCGTCTTTTGCAACTTGTAAAGCAAATGCTTCAAATTCTTTTCTTTGTCTTTCGTTATGATTGTAAGTCCATTCATGTATCTTATCAATGTTAGTAACCGTCATTAACGCTTGATAATATGGTTGGTTTTCATCATACTCAATATGTGTAGATGTTAAAGAATCTCCCTTTTCATTAGTGATTACTTCTATCCACGTTCTATCACTGTTTGTAAATCTAGCTTCAACGAAGTGATCTTTTAATAATTCTTCGCCAAAACCTACCTGTTTGTGATCAAACATTCTTATTTCATTGGACATTTCTGTTTTCCTTTATATACTTATATAGATCGTTTTTAGGCGACCAGTTTAATTTAATTAAATCTTCGTTGTTTGCTCTGTTATCTGTACGTTCAGATTCGTTCCCTATCCGTTTCTCACATTGTATACCGTTATGTTCTAATAATTCTAACAGATTATAGGATTTTCCACAACCAACATCTAATACTCCTTTGTAATCACTTTTCATTAAAGTGTCTATTGCACTTATAATATCATCTACATGTATAAAATCTCTTGTATGATTAGTATGTACAAATGGTACATCGTTTCTTAATATTCTTGGTATTAACATATGCTCTCTTGCACCTGGTCCGTATACTGTTGTAAATCTCATGCCAACAGCGTTCTCTGGTGCTAAACGTTCTAAAGAAAACTTACTCATAGCGTAAGGGTTTCTCCAAGGCTCTACAGCCGTTGATGAACTTGCATATAGTATTCTTGTATTTGGGAAATATTCAAATAATCTTTGACCTGCTATTACGTTATGTGTCCAGTATTCTGTTGGTCTATCTAAACTGTCTCTAACTCCCGAAAGGCCAGCAAGATGTATAACCATATCCACATTGTATTTGAGGTCGCAACTTACTAAATCATTACCTGATAGTAAGTCAATTGGTATAACTTTGTGATTGTTTTTTTCTAAAAATTTTTGTAGGTGTTTGCCGATAAATCCGTCACTACCTGTTAATAATATATTCATAATGTTATTTATGTCACTGTTAAGTGACTAGTTATTAAGCGCCGGCGCCGTGTACTGTTTTTAAAGTAGCACCAGAACTATTTTTAATTAATAATGTTGACAAAGATTTTAATTGATTTGAACCAACTGCGTCATCGGCCATCATACTCTCTGCAACAAGATCAATAGAACCTGTTGTAATAATTTCTCCACTTGCACTTGGGAAAGTAATTGTTTGTCCATTTAACGTACCACTAACTGTTAAGTTAGTCACTGTCACGTTTGTTGGAAAAGCAAGTGTCACTGTATCTGGACTTGAAACTGTAGCAGTAATTTGATTACTTGTACCTAAAAAAGATACAGTATTACCTGGAGCAATCAACTGAACTGTTGAACTTGCGTCTCTTATGTAGTGACCTTGTCCTGTACCTATTTGAGAAGACAATTCTACTACTGCACCAACAACAGACGTTGCTGATATACCTGCCGGTGATAATAAAGCTGGATCACCGAAATCATTAGCCGCTAAGTCGTTAAACTTCGTTCTAAATGTTTCTAGTGTATCTGTTCCTGCTATATTTTTTACTGCCATTGTTTAGTCCTTCTTCATGTGTTTTTTAATTTCAAATAATTCTTTTTTTAAAGTATTTATCTCTTTACAAAGAGCTCTTATTGTATCAGTATTGTTTTCTCTAGCTTTAACTCTTTTCATATAGTTATTATACTCTGATCTGTTAGTATTAATAATTGCTTTTGTATTAACGTCTCTTACTAAACTTTCAAATCCTTCAACTCTTAACGTTCTAGCCATATTCTTATACTGCTAATGCAATACCTCTCATATCTTTTATAATTGGTGGATAAGCAGAGTTTGTACCTTTCATAACAATTTTTAATTGGAAAGTATTAAACTCATTTAAACCACTTGCACTATATTTGTATTCTCTAAATGTTTCGTCATCTTGAGCTGGCGTCACTGTAGTGTCTTCTTCGCCTGCTGTATTGAAAGCTGTCCAACCTATGTCGTTTATATTTCTTGATTCTTCCGAACCTGATAATCTGAAATATACTCTTACGTTTGATGTTGATCTAACGTTTTGAGTTAATCTTACATCTAGAGCAGTTGATAAGTTTTCTAGTACCACTGGTCTAGTGACGTAAACACCACTTGATGATGTTCCTGTGCTTTCTATATCTGATACGTAATTAGGTGTATTACCACTTGTTGCACTGTTTAATCTGTTTTGAACTACATACGCACTAACTCTTTGCATATCTAATACTGGAGAAAGTTTAGTATTTGTAGTTGACATAACTAGATTTACAAATAATGATTTACTTCCTGACATTTCGTTTGTCTCGTTAATTGCACTTGCAACCATTTGAGGACTATTGAAGTAAATATTATCATTTGCAATTGTAGCTACAGGTGCTGTAGCAGCTGTTAAACTAAATTCTGTTTCTGAACCGTGAACTGATTTACCAGTTGTTGGTCTCATATTGTAAGTAATATTTGTTCCTGGTACAATAGCTGTTTGTAAATTTAAATTCATTACATCGTATAATCTATTTTGTGTAGAAGTAATAACTGAACCACCAACATCGCCTGTTGCATTTGCCGTACCACTTGTTGTAATATCATAAGAGTCTAAAGTCACGTTAGAAATACTTGTGTATGTTCCATTAATATCACTATGAGCAATACCATTGTAAGTACCTGATGGAACTCCAGCAATTGTGACATTGTTTGATGTACCATGCATACCGTGGTTAGGATGCGAAACTCTAATTACACCAGACGTATCTGTTGTTCTTAATGCATTTGTTTTTAATGTTCTTGTAGGTAAAGCGTCATTACATAACGTCACTGTACCTGTCACATTTTCAAACTCTGCTCTTTTGATTTTAAATTTAATATCTTCGTTTTGTTCAGCTGTCCAAGTAGAACCGTTTTGTGATTTAAACATAACACCAGCATAAGGTTGTTGTGAGATTGTTCTATCAGAACCTATTACTCTTTCTCCTAATCTACCAACATAACAGTTATAGTTATTACAGTTTGACATAACAACAAAACAATATTCTGTATTTTCTTGTAAGTAAACTGGACTATCAAAAGTAAATGTTGTAGCCGTTGTTGCGTCTGTACTTGTTGACACTGCACTTGGATTTAAAGTTTTTTCAGAGAAAGGAACTATTCTTTTTCCTGGATAACCATTTACAACTTCTCTTATTTGTACTGTTACCGGAATATTATCATCTTTAGAACTAAAGTATAAGTCCATAGAAGTTAAGAATACGCCACCAGCGTCATCTATCATAAATGTTTGTGCTAATGGGTCAGTCCAACCTATTGTTGTTTCGGTTACTCTTGTTCTTGTTTGTGTTCCTCTTGAAACTGTTTCAACAGTACTTTCTCTAACAGTTAATGGCTCTCTTGTAGAAATAATAGTTTCTTGTACTGTTTCTAAAGCCCCTTTAGCAAGATAGTCTGCCTCTGCTGAAGTTTCTACTGCTGAACTTAAAGTATTTGCTGATGAACTTGTTAATCTGAATACTCTTTGACCTGTTCTCCATCTTGGATTACTATTGTCTTTTGGATCAGGTATAGCAAACGTTCCTGATACTGCACCGTTAACGTCTGTCACTAGGTTACCACCTAGAGAACCACCGTTTGGTGTGACATAACTTGATATGTCTATATTATCAAAGAAAGGATAAACTCTTGTTTCAGGTTTTAATCTTGTTGCATTGAAAGTTAATGTTCTACTTCTTATAAATGGAACTATACCAACTGATACAACTCTGTCGCCAATTGAGTTTCTTACAACTTGTGGAACTATTCTTGTTCTTACACCTGTTCTTGTTGCACTTAATTGACCTGTAGATGTTATTTCTTCTCGTCTGAATACTCGTCTACCTTGTCTACCTGTTCCTAAATTTCTTCTACCTACCTCTGTTGGTGTTCCTGACCAAAACTCTTGCCATTCGTTCCATACAGTACCTATTTCAACTTGTGTTAAATTAGGATTTCCTAAATTTTGTACTAACGTATCAAAACCACCTGTTCTATTTACAACTAATTCAGGTGCTCTTTCTGTTTCTTTCCATTCGTCTGACGGAGGTGTTAACGCAATACTACCAGTCCAACTAAAAATGTCAAATGGGTTTACGTTAACAAATTTGCTTGCGAAAGGTTGATCAATTAGCGTTGTCTCACTATAAGGCAAAGTGATCAGGTCTCCTGTTTTCGCATACTTAGCGTCTGTTCTATCAGACGAAGTAATTGCTGTTCCGTCATTATCACTTTCAATCAATTGTACGGCATCCTCATTAAACATAGGTCTTAATTCACCTCTTGCCATATCCATTGAAGCCTTGTAGTCTAAATTTCTTACATCACCTATACTATGTCCTGTGAAATTGTCTACTATAAATCCATTCTTAAATCTGTCAAATCCTTCTGCGTCTTGTACTTGTAAATTTTGAGCTTGCATTTCTAATAATGAAAGCTGAGTATAATATTCAATATTCTCAATTCTATTTTCTAAACGACCAATGTCTCTCATTGTATATCGTTTATTGTCAACTTTAGTTATAGTGATGTCGTCTGTATCCAGTGTGTATGCTGGAATATCTAGTGTGTACAAATGCATTGCACCATCTAAATTTTTTGGAGATTGTGGTACTAACGCACTAGCACCCTCTGATATTTTAAATTTACCATCTTTATCTACAAATATTTTATCTATTCTTGGTAAGTAATATTCTAAATCTGAAGTTATATCATCGCCAAATCTAACTACATCTACTGTTGACGCACCTGCACCATTATAATATCTATCTGTTTCTCCTAGATTGATTGTACTGTTATCGTCTACTCTTGGTCTAAAGTCTAAACAATCTCTTAATTCGTAAGTTTCTCCTGTAGTATCCGAAGTGTGAGAAGGTATATCTTTATAGTCTACTGCACCTGAATAACTATCTACAGTGAAAACATCTCCCGAACCATGAGAGAAGTAATCAAAATTAATTTGAACTGAACCAGTTGGATCAACAGCACCTTTTTTCAAGATAACTCTACCAATGTCATAGAAATTATCTCTTTGACCATTGTCTAAATCAAATCTGTCAGTAATATCTACTTCGCCTGAAGATGAATATGTACCAAAGGCAGTCGCCATTTTAACAGAGTTTAATCTGTAAATATCTGCTTTACTTAATCTCATACCACCTTGTTTTTTAATATCTGCTAAACTAGTGTGGTTTCTTGTTTCACCTGTAACCAATGTTTTTGTTTTTTCTTCTACAACTGATCTACTAACAGTTGCTAAAATTTTTATTTTGTGACCTGCATAATTAGAACCAAAGTCTAATACTAAAGATTTACCAGATGGCGAACCACTTAATGTAAAGATTGAATCTCCTTCGTGGTTATTACCAGATAAAGATAAGAAATCTCCTGTTGCACCAGTACCACCTGAACCAGTTGACATAATTGAAACTGAATAATCTTTATCATCATAAGATACAAAAGTTTCGTTTGTACCTGCTGAAATTGTTGCGTCACCATTTGAACCTAACGTTTGTGTGAAGTGTCTTCTAATTTTAAAGTTAGTATCACTAGCACCAGAGTTAGAAGTTGTTTTTAATGTTTTAACTGTTTCATATGGTAATTTAAATAATGAAACGTTTTTATCAGTATCGTTTAATGTTGTTCTATTTCTAGATACACTTGATTTTGTTGATACGTCTGAACCACCAACAGCAACAGAAACTTCCATAGAAGTATCGGAAATTATTCCTTCAACAATTCTAGTTATTGAACTACCTGCGTCTGTTGTAAATGTGATTGAGTCACCAATTCTTAATTCTGTATTAAATTTTGTACCGAAACCAGTAATAGTAGTACCACTGTTTGCTATTGACATTGTACCTGTTAATGTTGAACCTGTCAAAACTGTATCTGCTGTAAACGTTGGAGTACCAGTCATACCTACTTGTTTTACAGATGATACGTCATATGTTGTAGCACCGTTAAAACCTCTAGCGTTTGCTTGAATAGTAGCAGTGTTTGTTGAAATACCACCAGTGATTGTTTCTCCTGGCGTAAATGTTCCTGATACATTAGATAAAACAACAACAGAATGATCTGCTGTACCACCACTTGTATATGCTGTGAAAGCAGAACCGTTTACATCTAATTCAAAATTAGAAGCAGTTGGATTTTTTACTGTATATGTATTACCATTTAATTCTGTCATACCACCAACACTGTTGATTGTCACTTGTTGACCCTCTTGTAAAGTGTTTGATGATGTTATTACTACAGGATTAGCTGCTGTTGCACCTGTAATTGTATGAGATTGTTCAGTAGAAATACTTTCATATGTACCTTTAGCACCTGAAGTACTTCCTGTAATTTCTTCTCCGTTTGTAAATGCTTGATTTTTAGGACAGTTTAAGTGAGTGAACATAACAATATCAAAAAGATAATGTTTGAATACTGCACTATTTAATGATGAACTTGCAAATATATTAGAAACTGCCGTACCTGTAGAGTGTTCAAAACCTCTAGACTTACCACGACCAATTTGTTTTATATTAGAAGCTGATCCTGCGTTCTCTGTTCCTCTTGAAGATGTTGCCTCTCTGTAAAAACTTAATTCTTTAAAAGCTGCTACATCGCCTGATACAAATCCAATATCTGGAGAACCATAAACGTTATTTACATTTACATAGTTACCAACATCAAATCTTGTGTTTGAATTGTTTTGTGTATCAAAATCTCTTGCTTTATTTACGTCTGCGAAAGATGTACCAATTGTTTCTATTTCATAACCTTTAACGTATGCTTTACCTGGTGCTAAACCAGCTGCAATTTTACTTTCTAAACCACCTTCTCCTGAAGTGTATATACCTCTGTTAGTACCTGAAATTAAATGTTCTCTTAAATCTAAATCAAAATCTCTTACTGCATAATCTCCTGATTCATCAAAAGTACGTCTTGCTAATGTATCTTCTAATATAGCATATTCAGTTGTTCTAACTTGGTTTTGTATAATACCATTTTTTAATCTCAATAACTCTACAAAGTTTGAATCGTCTGTAGCAGCTAAAGATTTTTTAGTTAATGTTAAATCTATTTTAAATCTATGAGCACCTGGAGCATTTGTGTTTGAAACGCCTTGAGCATTATCGTTTAAAGAAAGGTCATCGTTTTGTGTGACAAAACTTTCTGATACTAATAAACCTACTCTATATGATGGCGTGTTTGTGTATTTGTCTAATATTAAATCTTGATTAGCAACCATCACATGGAAACCATTAATGTAATAAACACCTTCTTTAACTGAAGCTGCACTACCTGTTGCTGTACCAGATACTACTGCTGAAACAGTTGTTGATGTTGATTGTAAAGTAGTTGCTACTGAAATTGTTTCTGTTGAAAAAGCAGTTGTAGTATTGTTTGTACCAGAGTTTAAATATTTTACGAATAATGTATTAGGGTCAGTACCATCTGTTGCTGATACGTTAACTACTCTTGCTTTTACTCCTGAAGTTGCACCTGTTAAAGTTAAACCTATGAAATCGTTTAAGGTAACTCCAACGGCCGCTGAATCTGTAAATGATGAAATCTTAACTGCGTGATATTGAAGATCGTAAGAAATATCGCCAGGGATAACCATAGCGCCTTGTTCAAAGACGTGATCTGATAATCTTTCAATCTGATTTTGTAAAATAGATTGTGATTGTGTTAACTCTCTACCTTGAACTGCAAAAGACGGTCTAAAAAGAACTCTATGGAACTTTTTTGACTCGTTAAAGTCATCGTAGTAAGGCGAAAGGTTAAAGTCTGTTGGACTTGGCATAGTTTCCTTTCTTAAAACTCAATGACCAATTTTATATTTTCTGTTTGATCTGTTGCTCTTTGAATAGGTGCTCTGTTTTCTATGTACAATACATCGCCAGAGTCATGATCTATTTCCGGAGTAGAATAACCACTTGAAAATACAACATTGTTGATTGTTGCTGATACACTTGTCTCCGGTGTACCTGTTGCTGAAGATGTTTGACCAGTTATTACATGTGTACTAGAAAATGCTGTCAAATTACCATTAGCGTCAACGCCGGCGTCATTGTGTCTTGTTTGAATATAATATAAAATTCTGTTTGTTGAATCCCATTCTACAACTTTTCCTACAGCACCTGTTGTTGCTTGATTTAATTCCTCATCTACTACAAAAGTACCTGGAGTTGGTGTTGAGTTAATTCTTACTGCTTTTGTTCCTCTTAAAGTTGAAGCTGAAGCAGCTGAACCACCTGATTTTGGATCTCTTAATAAAGCAATTTTTCTGAAGTCATTACCAGCATGGAAATCTCCAGAGTTTGCTGATTCTGTTCCTTCTAAATTTACATTTAACATTACAAAGAAACCACCTAATTCTTCTATTGCATTAAAACCGTGGCCACCTTTTGGAGAGATTATTACATCTAACTCTGCACCAGTTAAACTAGTTGCACCAGCGGCTACTATTTCTGCATTTGAAACTGTACCAAAAGTATAACCTGATCCAACGTTAGTCATAGTTACCGATGTAATTGTTCCACCTGAAACTACTACGTTAGCAGCTGCACTTGAACCGTCACCTTTAATAGTGACTGCGTGAGTACCATCAGCACCACCTGAGCCTGCTGATTTAATTTTAATACAATCAATTGATCCATCTACAGCAGCTGAACTAACTGTTGAGTTAGTTGAAACTCCCATAAAATCAGTTGATAAGAAATTTGATTGTTGAGACGCTGACATTGTGTACATATATTTCCATTTGTAACCATCAGCAGTTGTTATAACACTAGTACCTGTGCCACTTGGCTCATTTGTACTTGCTGTATTACCATCATTGTCAATACATTTGTATACGTTTCTGTCTGTAGTTAAAACATAAAAATTAGCGTCATGTAAAGTTGTTGCACCACTATTAGCAGTATTTCTAGTAGAAGTACTACCAGTCACATATTCGCCATAGTCGTGTCTGTAAATATCGTAAGTTGTTCCTGTTGTCCAGTTTCTTCTTGGTATACAAAAAGATATATCTGAACTTGTAATTTTTTTAGCTGCTAAAAGGTCATCAAAGGTATTAAACTCTGCAATAACTGTATCACCTGGAGTTATTGGATTTGAGTCTGTTCCTTCGTAATCTGTACGACCATCACCTCTTGTAGGTGTAGCGAAAGCTTGTGGTCTTGCAAGACCGATGTAATAAACGTTTGGAGACGCTTCAGTAAAAGATTCGTGAAACTGCTCACTATTGTTTATTCTAAATTTTGTTGTTATTATCGCTGGCATAATTGTTATTCCTATTTATAATACTTCCCTATGATGTTGTTCCAATAATTGTTTTTAATGTACTTCCTGAACTGTCTTTAATCAATACAGTTGACGCATTTGATAGCGATCCCATAGTGATAGAACCACCAGAAATATTAACTGCATTGGCATTTTGAGCAGCCATAGTACCTATTGTACCTAAAGCAAAATTGACAAAAGCACTACCGTTCCACTGTAAAATATCACCACTTGCGATACTTGTCAAAGTGACATCGTTCATTTCTGATATTTCGTTTTCAGCGGCTACAGCACTTGTAATTTCACTGTCTACATATTGTTTTGTAGCAATACCTAAATTTTTTGTTGGATTACCAAATACTACAACCTCACCAGTTGAATCTCCTTCCAACCAAGTCGTCAAAGTAGAACCATCTGATCCTGCAATTATCATTGTTCTAGTTTCGTTTGCTGTATTACCAGCAGCGTTTCCTATAATGACATTTCCTGAACCAGTTTCTACAGTTTGACCTGCATTATAACCTACAAAAGTGTTATGATTTCCTGTTGTTAGACCAATACCAGCATTTGCACCAACAGCTACAGTTTTTTCTCCTGAAGATGTTTTAGCCGCTGAGTGTCCTACTGCAACAGATTTACTTGTTGTAGTCACACTTTGTAAAGCTGCAAAACCCACGGCAGTATTATCATCACCTGAAGTTATTGCTCTTAATGATGTTTTACCTAATGCAACGTTTTCCTCAGCGGCAGATAAAGTACCTGTCGTTGAGTGACCAATCATTATAGAGTTTGCAAAATTAGCACCCTCTTGTTTACCAGTAATAACACCAGCGTTTAAATTTGTACCATCTCCGAAAGCAGTATAAATTTCGTTAAAGTTATCGTTGATTAAATCGCCACCAGCTCTGATAGTAGAACCTGTACCGTCATTGGCTGTTGACCCGATTGCTATTGTTTGTTTTGCCATAATTCTTTATATTTATATCCTATATTTATACGTTTGTTTGGTCAAATTTCTTATTGTCTTGGTCAAAAGTTATGGAGTTACCACTAAACGATTCTTCTCCTGGGAATGTGATATCCGTTGGAAAAGCGAAATTTGTCTTTAACATGAAACCATAATCGTCTTCATTTGCGTTGGTTCCACTTATCATATTTAGTAGCGCCGTTGTACCATCTAAACTTGTTCTAGTACCAGTGACCTTTAATTCATTTAGTCTATCAAAAGTGACACCCGATGTTCCGTTAGTACCACCTACTCTATTACCAGTGACACCATATGAGGTATTTGCAAATTTATTAATTGATTTGAAACTAGGTCCACAATAAGCAAATCCTTGATTAATTGTAGTACCTGTTCCTACTTGTCTTCTAATTCTTGTATTAACTGTAATATTAATAGGCGCTCTTGTTAACGTCACGTCTCTTGTAGTAGATGTAAAATATGGATGTGCTGTTTCAGTAGAAGCTACCTCTGCATTATTTCTTAAACTTGTACCATCATCAACTGTTCCTAATCTTCTACCAAATACTGTAGAAAATATTAGTTTCATCATTGCAATTAATGGTTCGCCGATTACACCAGTGTTAACTGCCTCAGCAACTTTAACTCTCATGTTAATTCTACTTCTTAAATCAACTTGACCTGTAAAATAGAAACCTGAAGTATGCATTGTTTTTTTAAATGCGTCTCTCCATAAATTAATTGAGTTACCTACTTTTAATACATAAGAAAAATCTTGATAGTATAAACTATCTTGTACTTTCATTGTAGTTTCACCTACATGACCTTTTTCATTAATAAATCTACCATCTGTATCTACAACTGCTTGAACAGCTACAGTTGCCGTAGTGACATCTAATTTTTTAATACTTGCACTACCACCACTTGATGATACTGTTTCATCTACTTGAAAAGTACCTGAAGTTTCTTTTAATTTTAAAACTTTTGTTGTTGAATCCCAATTTGAAACTAAACCTGTTGCACCTGAAGTAGCACCAGTTACCGTTTCGCCACTTGTAAATGATCCTGTGACACCCATTACAAAGAAACAATTAACAAAAGATAATGTTGGAGGTGTAGGTGCTTTATGATAATCAATACCTAAATTTGATGTTGAAATACCTAAAACTTTTCCTATTTCAGGACCATATGCTAATACACTTGCACCTGAACCTGTTGAACTTGATACTGCAACAGTTGGTAAAGATTTATATCCGTCACCAACATTTGTTAAGTATATGTCTGTAATATCTCCTGTACCTGTATCTGATTCAAAAACAATTTTGTCTCCTGTTAAATGATCACCAGCAGATGTTTCGTCTTCTAAAACTATATGATCTCCGTCTTCATGTGCTACTGCACCATTAACAACAGTGACAACACCAGCGGCATTATTCCCCTCTGTGCCTGTGTTTGTAAAAGTTAATGTATCTCCGATTTCATAACCTGATCCACCAACGTCTACAAATATATCTGTTATCTTACCTGAACCAACATCACTAATTTGCATAGCAGCTTGTTCACCACCACCTGTAATTTTTATTAAATCTTCGGTAGTGTAAAGACCACCATCGTTAGTAATTGTTTTTACTCCTGGTATACCTGTAATAGTTGCTAGAATATAATAATCAGATTGATCTGATTCTGTTCCTTCAATTATTTCATCTACTGCAAAAGTACCAACAATAGTATCTTTGTTTAAAGTTATTTCAGATACTTCGCTTGCACCAACATAAAATTTTTCAACGTTCTCTACTATTGCCGTTGCTAAAGATGTTCTACCTTTAATTTGTCTACCTACTAAACTTAAAGTTTCTCCTTGTGAACTTAATACTCTAATAACTGTTTGTGTATTCCAAGTACCATCTGATACTTTCATCATTTGCGTTCTTGGATAAAATGTTTCTGATTGGTCGTTGAATAATATTCTAAAAAATAATTCGTGACCTTTTTGAGTACCTTTTAGTTTATATAATGATTTAATATTTTTAATTAGATTTCTTTTATCTATTCCTGAAGTTAAATTTTCTGGTATAGTTTTAAAAAACTCGTCTCTAAAGTTATTTAAGAAATCAGAAATAACTTTATCTGGATCTCTAAAGTTTGTTAACTGTTGAATTGTTTGAACTGGATTTGGTCTATAACTATTAACTACTGCTTGAGCACCTGAAGTACCACCAGTAATTGTTTCGCCAATTATAAATTTATCTTGTGCTGATATGAATAATTTATTGTTATCTAAATCTTCAGCTAATATAGTAGCAGTTGCTTTTGATGTTGCACCTGTAACCGTTTCTTGATAAGTAAATTTACCAAAGGAACTATCTTCTAAAATTATTTTATCGCCTAAATCTAATTGTGTATGTTCAGCACCAAGTGAACCACCATCTAATACTAAATTGTTTGCAACACCTGTTTGATTTTCTAAAGTTATACCGTCTGTAGATTCAATAGAAGTTACCGATAACTCGGCAGCTTCCATAAATTGAAAATATGTTTTTAAGAACTCTACAAATTTCGGGTGATCGTCAACTACAAAATCCGGTAGTTGAGTGTTTACTAGATTTGATATTTTATTGTCAAAATTAGCCATCGTTTATTAACGACTTGTTGTTGTAGTATAACCTACGCCAGCTTCAGACGAGCCGCCAACAAAAGTGTCTTCCTCTACAGTTATGCTTGAATTGGAAACATCTATTTCCACAATTTGATTTCTAACAGGTACAATATCGTTTGAACTAGGTTGTACTGTAATCTCTATATCATTTGAAGCGCTACCTCTTATATTAGAAATAGACGCAACGTTTAAAGAGTTTAATGTGACTTGTCCTGTTGCATAGTTGATAGTACCTTGTGTGTTGTTAGCATAAGTTTTAACACCACTTACTAGATAGTATCTTCTAACATTACCATCGCTGTCATCATCTAAAAACATTTCTTCATTACTACCTGATACTTTAAATCCTGTAGATGATAGAACTGATACGTGTCCTGAATGTGGATTGTAAACAGCATTTCTAAAATATATGTCATACTTCGTAGATGAAGCAATAGTTGGTGTAAAACTCTTTCTCATATTGATAGTAGTTATGTTTGATAAAATACTTGTATCAACATCATCAATTAAACCTGTTAATTTAGAAAATCTGAATACGCCATCAAATTTTTGTAAAGTAGTTGCGTTGTAATTTGTTATAGCAGTGATTATATCTGTTTTTAAAGTATCTCCTGTTTTACTTGTACCTTTTTTATCGTACTTAACGTTTGATGTTAGTAAAACACTTGTTGTTTCAGGATCAACAATTTGTGGTCGCACTGAAGCAACGTTGTAAGGTATTAATCCTTTTACGATAGAAGCTTTTGTTGCCTCTGTTAATGTTGAACCACTAGCAGCTTTAATAGAAACTTTTACTACACCATAAACCGGCGTTTCATCATCTTCCCCACCCCAAGCACTAACTGATAATGCATTAGGATATAAAGTCTTAACAATTGATTCATAATCTGTTGCTGTGACTGCTCTATCTTGTGATGTATATTGTAAAGGCGCATTAAATCTAATAGACTCTTTTGTTTCTGCCTCTGAACCACCTTGAGCGTCTGATTTTGTTGTTATAGTCACATTAGAAAAACCACCAATGTTTGACCCTAACTCAAAAGAAGAAGCACCGTTAGCCTCATCTTTGTTTGTGACAATATATTCTAATATAACTATATTGCCATCTTCTAATTTGTTACCAATAACACCATCGCCAAAGTAAACTTCAAATTTACCATTATCTGTTTCTTGTAAGAAATAAACTTTAGATGTATTATCTAAATCTCTTAAACCTGTAGCTAATGTGTATGTATTTAATGTTGAATCTGATACAGAGTTTTGTACAGTGACTTTTAATGTAGATGTGTCAGCGTTTATGTTTTTTATTAAAAACTTTTGGTCAACGTCTGCACTATCAACTGTATATTTGAAAGTGACTAAAGTACCTTCGTATAAATTAACTCCTGAAAACTTGTAAACACCACTTGCTGGTGTAATTGTAATATCTTCGTTAGTAAGAAAGTTATATCCTGTTCCATCTACTGTAGTTGTAAACGTTGTACCTTTATTCATTAACACACTTGAACCACTTGCGTTGTTAATTAAAATATCTACTTCAGCCATTGGCGCTTTAACACTTGATGGTGTATAACCAATTGCTTTAGCTAATGCGACTACATTTTTTCTTATATCAGCAGAATCTAAATAAGATTCATTTACAAACATGTTGGCATTGAAACCAAGATAATGTGTATTGTATGCTAATGTATCTAAAAGAACGGAAAAGCCTGATCCTTCAAAATTGTAGTCTGAAAATTCTGGTTGATTTTGTAAAAATGTTTTTAAGTTTGCTTTGATATTGTCAAAGTCAAAATCTGATACTACGAGTTTATTACTTGCCATTTTATCTTAATCTTTCTAAAAATGTTTCTACTGTTACCGGCTCCATTGAACCTATAACGTAAAACATGATTGTTAAGTGATAACTATTTCTATCAATATCTGGTCTAGCTAAAATTTGTACTAATTTAATTCTAGGTTCCCAATTATCAAGAACTTCGTTAACCTTTCTTTGTAAGTTAAGTGCTGTAAGAGGTGTCATTGGTTCAAATAACATTCTTCTAACATCACTACCAATCTCTGGATGAAAAGGTCTCTCAAAGTGAGAAGTTTGTATTAAATTTCTAACACTTCTTTTAACGGCCTCTACATCACTCAATTTGTTAACATCATTATTAACAGGATTACGACCAAAATTTAAATCCAAGTCTTTATAGATTCTATTTGCTCTTTTACTGTCGTTTGTGTTGCTACTGTCAAAGTTTGGCATGCTTATATTTATACTGCCAATTGGTAATTAACCACTAAAAACATTACCACTTCCTGAAGTCATAGCTCCACTATCTGTACTATCTCCAATTCTTGCAATTGGACTACCACATACTGAAACCGTTGAACTACCAACATTAACGTTTGCTACATGTGGCGCACAAGGAGGTATCGGTGGAAAAGGGTGACTTACTGTAGGATCACCTACTCTTGCAATTAGAATACTATTTGCTCTAACCGTAGATTGTCCAGGCGTATCTAACGTTGTTGTTCCAACGCAAAGATGTCCTGTACTTAAACTATCGCCTTTTCTACTGACTGCTGGCACTATCTTCTCGCCTCTCTAGCTGCTTTTGCAGCTGCTCTTCGTTTTTCAACTATTAAACTTTGTCTTATTTTTCTACCTATAGGTATTTTTACTGTAGTTTCAATTTTTTTGCCTTTTTTACTGATAAATTCAACTCCTATAAATTGATCCTTGAAATCTCCTTGAACTGACATTACTGCCTTTTTCAAACTCATCGATTCTTTCTCTTTTTCATCACCTGCTTCATTCCAAAACTTAAATATTCTCATTTTACTCATAATTTTTATGCTCCATTAAATAAATCTTCATTAAATTCAAGATTCACGTTATTTTTTTCACTGCGATTTTGATAACAGACAATAATTTCGTATTTTCTGCCATTTTCATCTTTTTCCCAACGTTTTAAAACGCCGTCATGTTCCGGATGTCCACAATTTTCGCAATTTTTCATAACTATATTTATATGTCAATACTGACACTGTATTTGAGCAGATTTTAGCTCAGTTTCACTTAAATTTTCTAAATTTTCACTAGCCGATTCGCCAATTTTTTCGTAATCTGGCGAAATTCTACAGTTTTTCACGCTTTTTGAACAATTTGCTAGAACAAAAAGAGAACATACTAGTAATATCGTAATTTTTTTTTGGTAATTGAGCATTTTTTTCTTGCTTTTTGGTTGTATTTATGGTATATTGGACGAGTAAAACAATGATTAACAAAGGATACACTATGAAAAAAAAGATAACAGAATATATGACAATATTTTGTGCTGTTGTTGGTACTTTATCAATGATTAGCGCTGTAGGTCATGTAGAAGCTGACAAATGGTTAGGCGCTGGTGTTGCAAGTCTATTAGGAATTGCAATGTTTATACTATCGCTTTATTCACAAGAACTATACAAGGAGGGAAAATAATGACTAAAGTTGTTGCTACTGCAAAAACTCTTGATGAAGGAGTTAAAAATATGATGGCTGGTGCCAAAGAAGACTATAAACAAATGTCAACTAGTTATGGTAGAAAAGAACTTACTGGTTATTCAAAAGATCAATACGAGAAATGGGACACTTTAACTAGAGTTTCAGCTGGTAAGAAGTTTATTAAAATCGTACAAGAAAACGGAGTATTTGCTTTCATCGTTAAAGAAGATGATGGTAAGTTTAGAAAAGGTGATATATTGAAACCTGCTGGTTACAATGCGCCTGCTAAGAACTCTGCTAGAGGAAACGTTCTTGACGGTAATTATTACATCAACTGGACTGGTCCGTTATATATGGATAGTCAATCAAGATTAAGAGGTTAATATGAATAAAGATAAAGTTTTTAGAAAAATCGTTAATCCCTTGTTGTTAAAATATATGCTTGACCCTTTTAAGTACAAAGGGTCTTGTATAGCCGCTGGGATACCGATTAAGTATTTAAAATATTTCAAATTAGTATCTAGAGGTAAAGACGCCAAGAAGATTAGATATAGATATAGAGGAAAGTCTGGTGTTAAGAAAAACTTAACAACTGGTAATACAAGTTATTATCAAAGACCTCAATCTTTCTGTCATATGGATGGCGCTGATACTTTTGCTATCTATTACAGAAATACTAATAACAACTATTTTAGATATAGTTAAATTTAACTATTCTTAATACGTTCTCTTAAAT